GCGGTTTTAGCCGCCGAAAGTGCGGTTTATCAGGGTCAACTTGATACCGCCAATGATTTGATTACCCGTGCCATTGATTTGGAGTTCGGGGATATGGAAGCAAGAATTACTGCGGTCAAAAATTTCTATGATATTAATAAAGATAAGTTGGACAAGGCGGAACAAAAACAAGCCGATAAAAATACTGCTATCCTTGACGCTTACAGTTCTCTATTAAGCGAACAAAAAGCTGATAGGACATTAAATTACGAATTGGCAAAAGAGATGTGGAAAAGCGGGTTGTCAGGGAGTTTGATTGATATGACCAAAAGTCCCGAGGAAAACTTGATGTTTGTCGGTCCTTTGATTGATGAGAATAACAAAGACTTAGTCGCCCAATTAAGTGAGGAACAATTATCGTTGATGAATACAATCCAATCTGATGTTTACAAAGACCCCGATATTAAGGGCTACATTGATATTCGGGATAGTTATAATCGGATTACTGCTTCCGCTAAAGACCCGAGTGCGGCTGGCGATATGGCTTTGATTTTCAATTATATGAAAGTTCTTGACCCGGGGTCTACGGTCAAAGAGGGTGAGTTTGCTACTGCTCAAAATAGTGCTGGCGTGCCAGAGGTCATTAGGGGTCAATATAATAAAATAATAAGTGGTAAAAGATTATCCACCAGCCAAAGAGAGGATTTTGTTGATAGGGCTAAAAAATTATATACCCCCAAATATGAAAGCTATCTTGACGCTATGAGTTTTTATCAAAATAAACTAACAACTTTCGGAATACCAGAGGAATTGGTTTTGCGTGATTATAGTGGTGGGGTGACTGGTGGCGGTTCGCTTGATGAGGCATTTAGTGGCTTTGATTTCAGCAGTTTAGATATAAGTGATTTTAAATAATATGGCTGACCAATCAAAAGCAGTAAAATTGGCTATGGCAATCGGGGTGGTGGAAAGCGGTGGAAATTATAATGCCAAGGGTGGGAGTGGGGAAAGTGGGGCTTTTCAATTTATGCCGTCTACTTGGAAAAGTTGGGCTGGCAAATATTTGGGTAATGCTAACGCCCCGTTGACTAAAGCAAACCAAAATGAGGTCGCTATTAAAAAGGTGACTGATTTAATTAATCAAGGTTATGACGAAAAACAGATTGCTTTGATTTGGAATGGTGGACAACCAGTTGTCAAAAAGGGGGTCAATCAGTATGGGGTGGCTTATGATAGCGGTGCTTATGCCGATAAAGTTTTGGGTGCTTATAATAAAATAAGTTCAAAAAATATGGCTACTAAAAGTTTAGACCAAGCAATTAATCAAGCACGGACTAGCGGTTCAACTGATACCGATATTTTGGAGTATTTAAAAGGGAAAAATCCTACTCTCGGCGATAAGATTGATTTATTGCGGACGAAAGCCAAAGAGGTCGGGAAAAGCGACCGAGAGATTTTAAACTATTTGTCAAAAAAGACTACTGGTAAAGAGCCGACTGTGCCGAGTGTTGCTGGCGAGGCTGGGGGAAAAGAGAAAACTGACTTTTCTTTGGGGCAAACTATTTCCAATATCCCGTCTAGTGCCAAAAAATTTGGCAGTGATATTTTGAATGTCTTTTTGCACCCTGTTAAAACCATTTCCTCTATTGGTCAAATTGGTGCTGGAATGTTGGAAAAAACTGCTGGTGATTTAACCAGAAAAATTACTGGTGTTGGTCAGGGGGTTGAGGGGCAACAAGCTGAACAAACTACCGAAGCGGTCGCTCAATTTTTTAAAGACAGATATGGGAGTTGGGATAATGTCAAAAAAACGGTTCAAGAAGACCCAGTCGGGTTTTTAGCTGATGTGTCAATGTTGGTTGAGGGTGGCGGTGCGGCGTTGAGGGGAGTTAGCACGGCTGGGAAAGTTGCGGAAGTCGGCAAGGTCGGAACTTTATCAAAGATTGCTAAGGTCGGCGAGACTGTGCAAAAAGTCGGGCGAGAATTAGACCCGATTGTTGCTACTACAAAACTGGTCGGGAAAACTTTGCAAAAAGTTGGTGAGGTCAAGAAAATTGCTACCTTTGCCAGTAAGGTTGACCCTGCTATTTTGGAAACTGCCAAAAGGCTGGAAGTTGATTTACCTGCGTCGGCAATAAGCAAATCAAAAATCGTCAACCTTTTGGAGACGATTGGTGGGCGAGGTTTATTCGGGACTAGGATTGCGGATAAGATTGAGGGTGCTTTCAATAAACTCAATGATGTTGCTGATAATTTAGTCAAGGATACTGCCAATGCCCCAGATTTGACGAGTGCTGGGAAAGCCGTGTCCGAGGGTTTTGAAACTTATCGGAGTGCTTTTGAAAAAGCCAAAGACGCTGTTTATGAAGTATTTGACAAGTCGGAAGTCAAGAAAATAAAAGCAGTCACGGAAAATACCGAAACTGCTTTGAAAGAGATTTTGACCCAAAAAACTGCGGTGATTGGCGGTGCGGAGAATACCAAATTTTTCAGGGATAAAATGGACGCCATTATTACTGCCAAAACTGGGAAAAAGAAATTTAATTTTGAAAGTTTAAAGCAAACGAGGACTGAAATTGGGCGGAGATTAAAAAGCCGAGACCCGATTGTCACGGGTGACCAGTCACTTTACGAGAAACTTTATGCCGCTTTGAGTGATGATATGGACGCTACTTTGGTTGCCAGCAGACCAGAATTATTGCCACAGTTAAAATTGGCAAATGAGATATACAATAAAGGATTGGAAACTATTAATAGCGGATTTGGCAAGAAAATCACGAATTTAATTGACCAACCTGATAAAATTGTGCCTGCTATTTTAAATAAAGCTACGAGTGCAGAAGAAGTCAAGAGAATTTATGAAGTTATCGGCGACGAGAATGTTTTGGCGGTTCAATCAAATTTGCTGGAAACCATAATCCAAAAAGCTAAAAATGCTGACGGTAATTTTACCAAAACTGGTTTGGGTAATGAGTTGCGTAAATATTCGCCAGAGCAACTTGAGGCGATGTTCACTCCAGACCAAATTGTCGCATTGAATGATATTGATACCCTTGCTCAATCACTCGGGAAAAGCAAGAGTATCGCCGAGGGTTCGCAAACTGCTTTTCTTGGTAGGATTATGGGTGAGGTTGCTGTCTTTGCTATTGCCCCAGTCAAGGCGTTGTCCTTGATTTTGGGTGATGTTTTATTCAGTAAATTTATCACTTCAAAATTGGGTCAGAAAATGCTAACCGAGGGGGTTGAGTTCGGGGGGATTAAAAAGGTTGAGGAAGTTGGGACTAAAATAAAACAAACTGGCGAAAAGTTAAAAGGAACTTTGCCAGCTTCAAGGGCTATTTATCAGATTGGTAGGCAACAACGACTTAGAGAAAAGCAACAATAATTTGGACGGCGAGAAAAGGAATACCAAAACACATCAGCAGAAGTATTATGACAAATAATACTTCTTTTGCTTTTACCTTGTCGGGTTGTTCGTCAATTTGGCTCATAAAAATATAATACATCTTTTTTGTTTTTATGGGAATAGTGGCTGGGGATAAACTTTTTGCTGGTCAAAAAAGCTCAATTCTATTGGGCTTTTTTATTATTTTAATTGCTTAAATAGGTGTTGACCGTTGTTTGGGGTTGTGATACGATAATAATGTCAGTCAATTATTAATTGAAAAACCAATATGCGAAAAATGTATAAGGTGCAGGTTAGTTATCACGGCGAGAAGTTCGGGGATTACCCCGAGTTGCCGTATTATAACTTAAAACTAGCAAAGGTCGGATTGAGAAAACACATAAAATTATCAAATGAAAAATACGCCGATTTAATGGCTCGTTGGAGAATAAAAGAGATAACCGAAGATGAGGGTTTAAAACTTCAACAGGCAGTCGTTGATTGGCATAAAAATTTAGATTAATATGAATTATCAAGAAGCTATCGCAAAAGCAAAAATACAATCAGATATTGAAAGGTCGCAGAGTGGTCGCAATTATGGGAACAATGAGGGAGTGTGGGTTGAGGTCTACTGTGATAATGGCGATTATAACCTTGAGGAACGGGGTGAGAAAATTTGTGCGGTTGAGGCGACAAAGTTCGCTCATCATATTCACCGCTACTAGGTATTGTCAATGGTTGTCGGGTGTGATATACTGATTACAGGTTATAAATTAAAGTGGATAACTTATGGAAGAAAAATTTTATACAGTCGGGGACATCTTCCGAAACGGTTTGCTCAAAGATTTCAAAGGTGAGCCGTATAAAAACAAGGTGTCAATCGCAAGGATAGTCAATACTCAAACATACAAGACTATCAGAACCCCGTGGGGGCTAGCTAAGTGCCTCACAAAAAAGCAAATTGACAAAATTAATCGGGAGCATACTTTAAATTAATTGCCGTGCAAGCGAAAGTATGCTATATTATAAACAAATCCCTTATTTCACCCGCTCGGGTGGGCTTGCACGGCTTATAATAAGGGATTTTTAATTTACACGAATATGGAAAAATCGTTGGTTATCAAGCAATATAATATTGCTAAGCCAGAGGAAATGCAAACTATGGCTAAGGTTTTAAAAGAGTATATCGTCAAGAATAATTTATATGTTCAGATAGTCGGGAAAAATTATGTGGAAGTTGAGGGGTGGCAATTCGCTGGTGGTTTAATGGGTTTATTCCCGAGAGTGGTCAAGGTGGAGAATGTCAGCAAGGGGACAGAGTATAAGTGGCTCGCTCAAGTGGAGATATTTAATAATGCGGACGGGAAGATTGTCGGGACTGGGTTCGCTGTTTGCTCTAACCAAGAGGGTAAGAAAAAGAGTTTTGACGAGTATGCGGTGCTTTCTATGGCTCAAACGAGGGCGATTGGCAAAGCATATCGTAATTTAATCGGTTGGGTGATGAAATTGGCAGGATATGAACCTACGCCAGCAGAGGATATGCCAAAAACAGGGGCTGTGGTCGCAAATTCGGGGGCTACGGCAAGAGTTCAGGCAAAAGTGGTATCAACAGAGGGTCAAGCGGTTAAAACCGATTATATCGCCAAATTAAAGGCAGAGGTGGTCAAAAAAGCAGGCAAACAGATGACTGATAAGGAAATAATCGCTTTTATCAATGAAAAACTGGGGACAAAGGTCGTTGGGTTCAATTCTCAAAATCACGCTCAAGTGTTGTTGGCTCAAATTTTAACCAAAAAATAATATGAGAGATTTGTCGCAACATCAAAAAATAATTATGACAATGTGCGTGTATCGGAAGTCAAGGGATTGGTGGAGAGCTTATGATTTTATGAAAAATGATTTGCCCTTTGATTTGTTTGTCGGCTATGAGGCGTCAGCGAGAATATCGGAATTAGTTGGTAGTTATCCTGAATTATTTGAATGGCAGAAAAATGGCAAGTATCGGGAAATAAAATTGAGGTTTGATAATGTTGACAAAGTTTTCCATAGTTTGCCAAATGACTTCAAAGATGTGTTGAGAGAGTGTAAAATTAATAATACTTTATTCTAAACTTATGCCGTTAATCACAAAACCAAGCAAAATAGCGAGCCGATATAATGGGTCGGTCAAAATAGAATTTTTTGAGGGCAAACACGCTTATTCTTTGATAACCGAAAAGGGCAAGGAAAAATTAATCTCCGTCACTGGGGTCACTTCAATCCTTGACAAATCACGACCATTAATGTTTTGGCAAGAGAGAATAACCAGAGAGTATTTGGTCGGGAATATCGCCAATTTGGTGGATAGTAAGGACAGCGATATTATCTTGACGATTATTGAAAATGCCGTCAGCCAACATAGGGTGATAAAAGAGGAAGCGGCGAATAAGGGCAAGCAGGTTCACGAGTGGTGTGAAAATTATATAAAAAAGGTTGAGCAACCATTTCCCGAAGATGAACAGGTTTTGAATGGGGTCACGGCTTTCTTGAGGTGGATAAAAGAATATAAGGTCAAATTCCTTGAAAGCGAAAAACTGGTCTATTCAAAAAAATATAAGTTCGTTGGAATTATGGATTTGAAAGCTAAGGTCAACGGCAAATTGGCGTGTGTGGATTTTAAAACATCAAGCGGAGTTTATAACGAGATGAGGTATCAGGTGGCTGGGTATATGGGGGCTGATAGCGAAGAAACTGGGGACAAGTATGACGAAAGGTGGATTATTAAGTTTGGCAAAGATACTGGAGATTTTGAGGCGTATAAACTTGATGATTTTAAAAAAGACTATGCGGTCTTCCTTGCTCTATTGGTCGCTAGAAAAAGAGAGCAAGAGTTGGTCGGTGATAAATTAATCCCGGTAAATTTATGAACTATTGTAATTCTTGTGATATTGCTTTTGAGGAACGAAGTTGTCCGCTTTGTGAGGCAAATGAGAAAATTGAGGAGTTGGCAGAAGAAATTAAACGCTTAGAGGAAATAAATTATGAAAAATAAAACCAGTAATGAATTGCTGACCGAGATTTTATCGGTCTTGAACGAGATTAATGCCAAATTGGAAATGACCAAAGAGGAAAAAGCTGGAATTATTGATGAAAAGATAAGGGACGAGGTAAAAGAGGAAAAGGTTGATTTGGATTTCAATTTTTAAGAGATATACTGCTGACTTTCCTGCGGTTGGCGGTTGATTAGTTGATTACAGGGTTTAGGGGTATCAACTCCTAAGCCGTATAATAAACTAAAAAACAAAAATATGGTCAAAAAATATGGGTATCGTTATGCCAGCCAAACAAGGATTTCGGCGGTGGATAAACTGTGGTTGGTGGTCGGATTGGTGGTCTTTTTATTGGCTTGTGTGGGGAATAACCCCGTGATATAATGTCCTTGGGGTAAGGTTATAGAAGACAGAAGAACCGCAAGGTTCTTGAATAATTAATATATACTGTCTTCGGTATACCCCATTAATTATTCAAGGCCGTTGCGGTTTTTTTATAAGAAATATGGACGAAAATAAAGACTTACAAGTGGAAAATGGCAATTATACTAGGATAGTCAATCCTTTAATTGAAAGGTTGATACAGATACCTTTCAAGGGGTGCGAATTGGCTTTGGTAATTTTTATAATCCGCAAGACTTATGGTTATAATAAAAAGCAAGATGAGATTAGTTTGACCCAGTTTGAAAGGGGTTTGGAGCGGTCAAGACCATCAATCGTCAAGGCATTGAAAAACCTACAACTAGTTAAGATAGTTAAACTAGTAAAGGTTGGGAACTCAAAAAATAGCAGTAATTTATGGGAAATTAATAAATATTATAAGAATTGGGAACTAGTAAATACTGTTGAACTAGTTAAGACTAAGAGGGCAACTAGTAAAGCGGAGGGGCTACAACTAGTAAAGACGCCTTTACATACAAAAGACAATACAAAAGACAATACAAAAGAAAAGGACTTTGTTTTTTTTCAGAATGAAGAATTTAAAGAATTATGGGAAAACTATTTGGAAATGAGGAAAAAGATAAGAAAACCAGCAACCAAAAAGGCAGAGGAATTGATTTTAAAGAAGTTGCATAAGCACAGAATTGAGATTGCGGTGGCTATGGTGGAAAAATCCATTGAAAATAGCTGGCAGGGCATATTCCCATTAAGACCAGAGGAAAGTGAGGCGGTGATGAGGAAAATTGAGATAGTCACCAAGAGCAAAAAGACGGAAATGCCCGTTTTGACTGATGAGGATATTGAAAGAAATAAAAAAACACTTGCAAAAATGAGGGGGGAATTATCAACTAAGTTTTCTTTTAAAAATTAATATGTCAGCCAAGATTTATCATTTCAAGGTTTTAGGCAAGCCGATGTCGGTCAATCAGACTTATAAGATTGGTCGGGGTCGGGGTAGAAGCAAAATGTATGTCAGCGAAGAGGCTAAGAATTATGGTCAGTATTCTGCGGCTCAAGTTCGCCAGCAGATGAGGGCTCAATTTTTAGTCAATCCGTTGAGGGGTGAGAGGTTAGAGGTTTGTTATGTTTATTATTTTGACAGCAATCGGAAATTTGACCATTTGAATTGTAATAAAAAATTGAATGACGCTTTGAACCAAATTTTGTGGTTTGATGATAAACAAATAAAGGTCAGTCACCACTATACTTTGGTTGATTTTAAAAACCCACGGATTGAGCTCTTTGTCCGGGAGATAAAAAGCATTAATATTCCGTGGTTCGCTAAATAAATTTAAAAGATAAGTATGAAAAAACAATTTTTACTTTTAGTCTTGTTTTTTGTTTTATTTTTTATTACTGGCTGTGGAATGACGCACGATGAACTATTGAATGAACAAATAGAAACAATAAAGAAATGTAGAGAGGCTGGAGTAGGAGTATACCAGACTGAGTTTGGACATTATTATTGTGATGAAAAATAAATTAAAAAAATATGTTGCCATTAGGTTTTACAATTCGTGAAATTGAGGACAGGAACGAGGAAACATCGGACGGTTGGTTTTATTTTGTTTTGGGAATAATTGCCACTTTGTTTGTTTTTTCGGTTTTAAATTAATTTATACTTATGCCAAACAGGATTTTCAGAGATTTTCAATTCAAGTCAATTCCGTTGGTGGATAGGGAGAGGAACAAACTGGGATTGATTTTGGATAAAATAAAAAAGGTCAAAGATACTCTGCCTTACGAGGATAGGTTAAAGGATTGGGAATACAAATCAATCCACCTTGAGGCAGATAAAATTATCAAGAATATTTTAAACTATGGCTGATTTAATTATAAAATATGTGTGTGATGTCAAAGACGGAAAAATGCTAATCCGCAACCGACCAGCGTTGGACAAAATGCTGGCGAATATGCCTGACGGGGAGTATGTTTTTTCAATCAAGGAAATGAAAAATGACAGGTCGGAAAAGCAAAATCGGTATTATTGGGGAGTGGTGATTAAAATTTTATCGGAGAACTTTGGCTACCTGCCGTTGGAAATTCACGAGGTGCTAAAATCAACCTTGTTGCCAAAAGAGTTAGATTTTGGTATAATGAAAGTAATTAGCAGTCGCTCAACCACTTCCCTCAATACCAGCGAGTTTGAAGAATACCTTGAAAAGGTCAGGGTATGGGCTAACCAAGAGTTCGGGGTGATTATCCCTTTGCCGAATGAGGTTGAGTTGCCTGATTATTATTAAACTTATATGTGGGAAGATAATGCGTTCAAAGTTTTTATCGGGTCAATCTTTTTGATTGCTGGTTTTGGTTTTGGTTTGTGGGGTTTATTCAGTGAAGTTGTTGGGCGGTCTATTTTAGGTTTAGCGTTAACGGCGGTCGGAATGCTTTGTTTATTTTGGGGAATATTAAGTGAAATTTTTTAATATGGACATCAAGGATTTAAAGTTTTATGAAAAGAATGCTAAAAAGCATAATAAAGTTCAGGTCAAGAAAATAGCCGAGAGCATTAAAAACTTTGGCTTTCGCCAGCCAGTTTTGATTGATAAAGATAACACGATTATTGTCGGACACGGCAGGGTTATGGCGGCGGAAATGTTGGGGATTAAAGAGGTCAGAAAAGAGCCAATGGCTAAAAAGGGTGAGTTATTTATCCCCGTGATGTCTATTGAGGATTTGACTGATGATGAGATTAAATTATACCGCCTTGCTGATAATAAGTTGAATGAGAGCGGTTGGGAAATGGATTTGGTGATTGATGAGTTGAAAGATTTTGATGAGGAAATGCGAAATTTGACTGGTTTTACTGATGAGGAATTGGTCAAAGATGACAAGGTTGAGGGTGAGGTGGAGTTCACCACCGAGATATTGGAAGAAAATAACTATTTGGTCTTTGTCTTTGATAGTGTTTTGGATTGGCAGGTTATTGAGGACAAATTCGGGTTGAAGACGGTTAAAGCGTTGGATAGTGAAGATGAGTATATGCGGAAAGGGGTCGGGAGAGTTTTGAGTGGTAAACAATTACTGACAGAATTGAAATAATATGATAATCGCTATTCCAAGCTATAAACGGGCTGATAATTGTATCACCGCCCAGCAATTCTCCAAGGGGGTAATTTGTTGCCACGAGTTTGAGGTTGAGGAATATAAGAAACACAACAAAAATGAAATAAAGTCAATACCTGATGATTTGAGAGGTCAGGGTATGGCGGTAATTAGGAATTGGATATTGGATAATTTCAAAGATGAGGAAATTTTAATGCTTGATGATGATATTCAGGCATTTGGTTATTACGAGGGGAATGAGCAATATTTATTATCTGATAAAGAGTTTTATGCTTTTGCTAGAATGGCTTTTAAAATGACCAGAGAGGCAGGGACTAGGTTATGGGGTTTGAATTTACAATTTGATAAAAAGTTTTATCGGGAGTATTCACCATTTTCTTTGAGCTCTGTGGTTCTCGGTCCTTGCTTCGGAGTTGTCAAAGACAAAGGGGTCAGGTTTGACGAGACTTTGGGGCTTAAAGAAGATTATGATTACTCATTACAAATCCTCAATAAATACCGCAAGATATTGAGGTTTAATAAATATCATTATGTTTGCGGACATATCAAGGTCAAAGGGGGGTGTGCCTCTTATCGGACTAGCGACAAAGAATTGGAGCAAGCCCAAAAGTTCCAAGCGAAGTGGGGCAGTCGGATTGTGACTATTCAACGGAATACTCAAGGTGGTAACTTAAGTATCAATCCTGTCGTGAATGTGCCAATAAAAGGCATATAATATCGTGAAATTTACGGGAAACATATGCCATATAAACAACCGCCAGTAGAACATCAGTTCAAAAAAAACAACAAATTTGGTGGAAAAAAGCCCAAAGGTGCTTTTTCTTTGATAAATTTGTTGAGAGCGGAAATACAAAAATGCCCAGCGGGGCAGGATAAAAAAACTTGGGCAACGCTGATTGTGGAGAGAATGTTGGTAGATAGCGTCAAAAAAGGTGATATCCAGCACATCAGGACTATTTTTAATTATTTAGAGGGAATGCCTAAGCAGGAATTAGACCCAAATTCGCAGGTGCTTATTGAATTGATAAATTATGCCAAACGAGAAAAGAATAAGAGTGCCGTATAACTTTGAACCGAGAGAATACCAGTTGCCTTTTTTAAAAGCAATGGATAGTGGTATCAGCAGGGCGGTTATTGTTTGGCATAGACGGAGCGGCAAGGACAAAGTATGTTTTAACTATATGGTCAAGAGGGCGACCGAAGAAGTTGGAACATATTTTTATTTTCTCCCGACTTATACCCAAGCCACAAAAGTTATTTGGGACAATATTGATAATGACGGGTTCAAGATGATTGACCATATTCCGTTGGAGATTGCCAAGCGGAATGTGAGCGATAAAAAATTTGAATTATTTAATGGCTCGGTTATTCAGTTGATTGCGGCGGATAGGTTTGAATTTACGTCAGTCGGAACAAATCCTAGGGGAGTGATAATGTCGGAGTATTCAATCACTCAACCGCAGGTTTGGAATTTTATCAGACCAATTTTAAAAGTGAATAAGGGCTGGGCGATATTTAATTTTACGCCTCGGGGAATGAACCACGCTTTTCAGATGTTGCAGATTGCCAAAGATAATCCGGAGCGGTGGTATTGGGAAATATTGACGATTGACGATACTAAGATTTTGACCCAAAAGGATATTGAAGAAGAAAGCCGAGAGGGAATGCCACAGGATTTGATTGAGCAGGAATATTATTGCAAATTCATTGAGGGTGCTGGTGCGTTCTTTCGTAGGATTAAAGAGAATGTCCATTTGCTCGGAGAGCAAAAGCCAGAGGCAGGGCATAGGTATAAAATGGGAGTGGATTTGGCAAAACATCAAGATTATACGGTGATTATCGTTTTGGATTTAATGACTTTCAAGGTCGTGGCGATTGATAGGTTCAATCAGATTGATTGGAATTTACAAAGAGCGAGGATTGAGGCGATAGCGAGGAAATATAATAAGGCAGAGATTTGTGTGGATAGCACGGGGGTTGGTGAGCCGATTTATGAAGACTTGGCGTTGACTGGCTTGACTGTCACTCCGTTCAAATTCACGGAACAATCACGGAAAGATTTGCTTAATAATTTGGCGATTAAGATTGAACAGGATAAGATAAAAATAATTAATGATGTTGTTTTGATTGACGAGTTGAAGTCAATGCGGTATGAATTAAGTGAACGGGGTAAATTGAGAGTTCAAGTGCCTGACGGGTTGCACGACGATTGTATAATGGGCTTGGCTTTGGCTGTTTGGGAAATGCCAGAGTTGCCTATTAAACAAACTGACGGAAGTTTGCTATACTTAACTGGTAATAGTTCCTCCAAAGTGGATATAACAAGTTATCACTAAAAAATATGGAAAACAAAAACAGTTTTACCGACCTGATTGGGTCGCTAAAAACGGAAATAGAAAACTTTTACTCCAGTTCGGTTAAGATTGCCGGAGTGGGGAAAAATGATTTAAAGGGTGGAGTATTGACGACTAGGGGGAGTGGTTATAATTTTAATCAGTTCCAGATGATTGATTTGTGCGATTTGTATTTAAACTCACAATTTGAGAGTGGGGATAAAGATAGCGAGGGGCAGGATAAATTGTTTTTGAATATTGTTAAGTTCAGAAAAGATGTCGCTCGTTCCCAAACTGATATTGATGTCAAAGACCACTTATTTATTCCCGAGGACGGCTACTCGGTTTATGGGGCGTATTTTATGAATAAGGAATTTAAACAGTGGAGCAAGGTGAGTGAGTATGGAGCGATTATCAATGAGTTAAATGATGACAGAAATAAATATGGTTCTTGCGTCGCCAAAAGGATAAAAGATAAAATTCACCGAGTGAGTTTAAAAACTATTATCAATCCGCAGGACGCCAAAACTTTGAAAGAAGCGTTTAGCAATGGTGAGAGCGTAATTGAAATTCACGATATGTCGTGGTATCAATTACAGAAGTTTAAAGATAGCGGGTGGGAAGTCGGGAATATTGCTTTTTATGCTGGCAAGAAAAAGATTTATGAACGTTATGGTTTAGCCAGCAAAGAAGAATTGGCGAAACATAAAATAGCCGTTAGTTCGCCTTATGTAAAGACGATGTCAATTTTAATGGTTGATGAAACTAAGAATAAAGAAAAGTTGAATGATAATGTTTTATATGTCGGTTTGATTAATAACGACGACGAGTTCCCGTATGAAGAAAGCCACAAGAATAAAACTGACGGCAGGTGGTTGGGGGTCGGTGAGATTGAAGTGCAAATACCGAACCAAATCGCTCGCAATATGATTACCAATCTCCGTAAGCGGTCTATGCAATGGGCGGCTCGGTATATCTTCCAAAGTCGGAGTAATGAGATTGCTAAAAATCTTATTCGTGACGTTAAGGACGGAGATGTTTTGTATATCGGCTCTAACGGGGAAATTACTCAAGTCAATAAAGTGTCGCAAGGTCAGTCGGACTTCAATAACTCGGCTCAAGAGTGGGAGCAGAACAGCGACCAAAAGGCATTCAGCTTTGAGGTGGCGACTGGCGAGAGTATGGGTTCGGGTGTGGCGTTCAGATTGGGGGTCATTTTATCAAATGCCGTCAATACTCATTTTGGCTTAGAGCGAGAGGAATTTGGCTTTTTTGTTAAGAGGGTAATGAATAATTTGATAATCCCAATATTCAAAAAGGAATGGGGGAACAAGGAGCATATTTTCAACATTATGGGTGATGATGATGATATTGAGGATTTGCGGTTTATTTATACCGAGGCAAAGGTTCGGGAAAGTGTTTTGGATAATATCAATCGTGGTTTGGGGTTTGTTGATGTCTTGGGTATTCGGGAAAAAGTTAAGAATGAGATAAACCAAATGCGGTCGTTGCCGTTCAGTATACCGAAAGCATTTTATGATAGTTTAAAATATTCGGTCAGGTTGGTGGTCACGGGTGAGAGTGTCAATATGGAAAAGAAAATTGAAACGGGAACGAATGTGATGAATTTGGTGGCTCAAAACCCGATGATACTTCAAGACCCGTCACTCCGCAAACTATTATCAAAAATCTTGTCTTGGACTGGGGAAAGTTTAACTAATTTGGTCGGCGTGCCTGCTATGGCTCAAGCCGTGCCTCCGAATATGGCTGCTGGTCAAACTGGTATTAAACCAACTCAACCCAATTCGGGTGGAGCAATGGCTTCAATGGCTGATGTCAATGCTCCTGAAAATCCAAACTTAGGCGTATGATAAAATCAAGAGAAGATATTGAAAAACGATTTGCTGGTTTTGCCACTTCCCAGCAGGCGAAATATGTGCTAGAATATTTACATATGTTGGCTGATGATTATGCCGATATTCGTAATTATCCGAATTTGCCGAATGCTACTCGCCTTGAAGTGGTCAAACTGATTGATGAGTTGTTAATTGAAAAAATTAATATCGCTCGTGGCGTTACGCCAAATGACGGCGATAATTGGAAGTAGTGAGGCAAGCAAACCTCGTTAAAAACTTATTACCAAGTAATATTGGTTTAGGGCAAGGCAAACCCTTTCAAACCTAAATAGCATTATATGGCTGAAAATATACAGCTTAATGAGGACGAGCTGAACCAAGATGTCCCCGCTGATGTCTTTGAAAAGATAACTGACGAAGACATCAAAAAAACCTTACAAACCGAACACGTGCGTAAATTGCATTTCAAAAGTAAGTTTGAAGTAACTAGCCAAAAGCTAGCCGAGACAGAAGCCGAATTGGCGAAATTTAAAACTCAACCGCCTCCCAAAAATGAGGGGCAACCTGATGAGATTAATAATCGTTTGGGTAACCTTGAATTTTCAGAGGCTAAGAGACAGTTCGCCAGTCAATACGGCTATACTGCCGAGGAAACTGATAAACTTTTTGCTTATGCAAAGGGGATAGGGAAAGAGCCGCATACTATCATTGACGACCCGTTTGTAAAAACGGCTATCACCGTTTTGAGACAGTCAAAGGCGAATGCTGACGCTACCCCTGCTCCCTCGGGTTCAACCATTGTGGTTGAGGGAAAAAAATGGAGTGAAATGTCAAATGATGAACGCAAAAAAAACTTTGGCAAAGTATTCCAAAAATAGTTCCTTTTAAACTCCGCAAGCACGACAAGCAAACGAACTTATGGCAGTCACAACCGACCCTTTCGTAGCCGCTGATTTGGCGGCTCGTATTCCGGAAGTTTGGACTCCGATTGTTCAGGAACAGATGTTCGCCGCTTTTTGCGGTGCTAACTTCTTTACTGACCTTTCTGCGTATGCTGTTAACGGAGGCGATATTTTCCATATTGCTGATGTTTATACAAACGCATTCTCGGTTCAAACTCAATCCACTCAAGGAGCGGAAATAACCACAGCAGGTCCTGCTATGGTTGACCCGACCTTGACGGTTGACACTCATAAATACATTGCTTATATCATTGGTGACAAGGATTACCAACAGTTAATGAATAACTTTGATTATTCAGGAACTTATGCTCGCAAAACGGGCAGAACATTGGCAACCGCTCTTGAAGCTTCCATCTTTGGACTTTGGAGCGGCTTGACAGGTAATACCGCTGTCGGTGATACGACCACTGTATTGACTGACCTTGAAATTAGAACCGCTATTGCTACTTTGGACGCCAACCATTTCAATACTATGGAGTGTGCTTTCTTCTTCCACCCCACAGTTTATTGGAAACAGGTCGCTGGCATTCAGAAGTATTATGACGCTTCTATGCGAGGTCAAGCAGTGCCCGGGTTCACATTAAGCGGAAACTTTGGCTTAATGGACAGCTCAAGAGGATTAAAGGGCGATTTGTATGGCTCTCCGATATTCGTCACTACGAATGTTGTGAGCGGTCTACAAACATATCGCAACCTTTATGCCTCTAAGGAAGCGTTTGGCTATGCCCTCCAAACTCCTGGCGGAAATAAAGTCAGGGTTCAAGCGGAAAATGCTATTAGAAACCTCGGTCTACTCACAGTCACCGATATTCTATATGGCGTTGCCGAATTGAGAGACAAAGCCGCAGTCGTGGTTAATGCGAATATGACAGCGACAACCAGCTAGTCAAACCGTTAATCGCTTGTTGGGGTTCACCGCTCTCTGCGAAACCCCAATAAGAGAGCAAGTGATTAAACTATGGACAAAAAAATCAATATTAATGTTGACCCGCCACAGCCAAATTTTTATTATATTAAAAATAATGGCGAGGTGTTTGTATGTGCCGAACAGGAAGCGGCGACTATTAATCATCAGCTAAAACAGTATGGCGTATCTGACGGCTCTGTTTACTATCGGGCTATTATGAAGATAAAAGAAAATTTGGATAAGGCGTATCAGATGATTGAAGATTGGGAAAAACAATTATTGGAAACGGCTGATGAAAAAGAACAGAGCAGATTGAGGGGCTTAATCAATCAAAAGAATAATGACATAATTATTAAAGTGCCAAAGTTTATCAAAGAAGCTCAAGCGTTGGACAGGGAGAGTGCTAAGGGTAAATTCCGTCAACCACGCAAATTTGATTTCTTTGATATTAATGGCTCACGAATGAGTGATGTGGAAACACAGCAAAATCTTGGTCAGGTTAAAGATATAATTTTATGATAGATAAACTTAGTCAGCATTATTTGAACGAAATAACTGAACGGGTTTATAATATTTATAAAGACCGATTATTTGTTAAGGTTCGGGACGAATTGCGAGAGAGGGCAATGGAGATTATCAATACAAAAAAGATTAATGAGAAAACCCGCCGTTTTATTATGGCTGGGTTTTTAAATAATGAGGAAAGAATGGAGATAAATAAAGAGGTGGAATATGAGATGAATAAGCATTTGGATTTTGAGATTGATAGGGCGTTCAAGGACGGCAGATTGAAGAAAATGGATAAGGATTTATTTTTTAGAAAAATGTTAAATAAACAAAAAACTATATGATTATCGGGTATATGGTCGTTGGCAAGGGTGAAGCTGATAAAATGTTAGAGGAAGCCCTGCACGATTTACAAAGGTTATGTGACCGAATGATTATCGTTTTGAATAATGTCAGCGAAAAAGAGAATGAGGTTTTGCGGAAATTTCACAAATTGGATATTATGTATGATGATGATGAGTGGGGGAAAAATCAATGGAAAATAAAACAGAGATTGATTAATTATGCGCTGGAAAAATATAATCCTGACGGATTTGTTTGCAAAGACGCTGATGAGATGTTTGATAGTAAGTTGGATAAAAATGAATTGATTAATTTATTCAAAAAGGGTGATAGTTGGTATTTTTACTGCGTCAATATGTGGAATGAGGGATATTTGCCTGCGATGAATTTTTGGAATATCAGGGCGTGGCGGAATGTGCCGAGGATTAAACACGAAATGGAGCATAAAGCCCTGCATTGCGGATTAGCCCCTAAATGGACGTATCCGTGGGGAAACTATGCCCCGTATATGTTTAAACACTTTGGACTGCAAACGGCGCAGGACAGGGCTAAAAAGGTGGCTAGATACGAGGTTTATGACTCCACCGCCCAGTTTGTCAGCCCATTATACTATAAAGCGTTAAAAAGCACCGATAAGGCGGTCAAATTTGATGAAAAGACAATACACAAAATGATTGCTGATGAGGTGCAAGATTATAAATTGAAAAAAGTAAAATATATGGAAAACGAACGAAAGTTTTATTTTGTTAAAAGATTGGTGGACGGGAAAATTTTGGATATTCCCGAAGAAAACTTGGACGAAACTTTGAGTAGGGGTGGGTTTGAATTGGTCAGCGATAGGAATGACCCCGTTGTATCGGCTGGGACTGGGATAAAAACTACAACTAGCCAATCGGAAAAGATAAGAGTTGAGGAAGTTGATGACCCCGTTGTTGATGAGAAACTAGACGATGATTTGCCACCGACTGATTTGTTGGTTTGTGAGACTTGTGGATTTATTGCTAAGAGCGAACACGGATTAAAGATACACTCGGCTAAACATAAATAAATATGGTGGAAATAATAATCGTCAAGTATGGTTTGCCTGATTATGAGGCGGATTGCGTTAACCAAGTGATGTCTACTGTCGGTATACCTTATCACTTGACTGTCTATGATAATTTTCCGTTAGACGAGCCGTTGTCGGTTGTTTGGAATAGATTGGTTGGGCGGTCAAATGCTAAATATGTTTGTTTATTGAATAATGACACAATACCGCATAAAGGTTGGCTGGAAAAAATGCTGGAAGTTTACAAGGACAAAAGAGATGTCGGGGCGGTCGGGTGCGTATCAAATACGGCTGGCAGTATTCAGGGGGGATTTAAAAAACCATTAAAAGAAAAAAAGATACAGAGGATTAATATGTTGTCGGGGTTCTGTATGGTCTTTGAAAAATCGGTTTGGGAGCGAGTTGGTGGTTTTGATGAGCGGTTTAAATTGTATGGCGAGGATAGTGATTTTTGCCGTAAGGTTATGAAGTTGGGTTTGAATTTGTATGCTCGGTTTGACGCTTTTGTTTATCATTATGGGCGAAAATCAACTCCCAATGCGGTTAAGAGGGGCAAGGATATTGCTAAAATCAAAGAGGAAAGTAGCCGACTTTATAACGAAAACTGGAATAAAGATAATAAAGAATTATAATATGCCGATTTACTGTATTCGCAAAAAAGTAAAAGCCAACTCTGCCAAAGAAGCATTGAGATTGGAACGGAAGGCACAGATTGACGCTGTTTATCGGGACGAAGAAGATGACGAACACAGAGATTTATCAAGTGCGGTCGGGTTCGCAGTTGAAAATAATGATGATGATTTATGATGATAGCGGCGATTTTACCACATTTATTGCATAATGGCGGAGTTCGCAGGTTCATTGAACTTGGGAATGCTTTTATTGAGAATGGTCACCCGTTTATTATTTATGTGCCAAAGGGTTTTCGGAGTGATTGGTTGTGGAATTTTAAAGGGGAGATTAAAGAGGTCAGCGGTGAGATTACTGCTGATGTCGTGATTACTGGCGATACTTCGGATTTAAAGAGTTTGGGGATTTTAGACAGGGCAAAAGCTGGTCAGAAATACATTTATGTTATTGTTGGGGGTGGTTATCACGCTATTTATCGTCAGTTTTATAAAAAATACCCGTTCATTTTAAATAATCGGGTATTTTTAAAACGTTATCAAACCAAATGTTATTTGGTTGAGGGCGGAGTGAGTAATTTTTGGAAAAGTGAGAAAAAAACTAGGGTCGGATTTCAAGCGAGAAAAGATTTTGGTATTACCGAGGCGTTGAGTGGTTTGGAAAATATTGAATTAGTGCCTTTCAAGGATTTGAATGATAAAGAATTATTGAAAGCGTATCAGTCGGTTGATTTTGTGGTCGTGTGGGAGAATAGAGAGGGGTGGTGCAATACGGCGATTGAGGCGTTGAGGTGTGGCAAGCCCGTAGTCACCAACGGCGTGAATTGCGAGCCGTTTATTGATAAGTGTATCGTGGTCAAAGATTTAAAGAAGTTTTTTGAGCCAGTTGGGGATAACTTTTTATATCGGGAAAATGCGCTTAAACTATTAAAAATATTTAAACAAAATGCTGACCCTATTCACCACATATTATAATCACCAGAGAATGATTAAAAGACATTTGACTGAATGGCTGAAAATGCCTGATGATGTCAGGTTTTTAGTAGTTGACGACCACTCAAAAATACCTTTTGAAAATGAAATACCCCGATTAAACATTTATCGGGTTGATGATGATATTCAATGGGGTCAGGGTGGTGCTAAAAATTTGGGTTTTACTGTCGCTTTGACTGATTGGATTTTATATTTTGACATTGACCATTTGATTACTAAGGAAGTTTTTGACCAGATTATAAAATTGGATAGGTCGGACAAAATGGTTTGCTATAAATTTGGTCGGACTACCAATGGTGAAGATGACGGGACGACAAAATCAGTTTTCTTGATGAGTAAAGAAGCGTTTGATTTAGTCGGGGGGTTTGACGAGGATTTTTCGGGACATTATGGGTATGAAGATGTTTTATTCAATGATATTTGCTTAAATAAATTAAAGGTCAAAATAATTACTGATATTAAAGTGCCTTGCTTTGTCCGAGATGAGATTTATGATGAGGATTACGAATTTAAGCGGGATAAGGCGGTCAACAAAGACAAATTGATGACTAAGCTGGGCGTGGATTACAAAAATGGGGAAATATTAAGATTTAAGTGGCATAAAGTTTTATGATTTATTATTATACTTGGGGCGATGAAAAGGTGGCGTCTAGCCGATTAAGGGTTTATAATATTCTGCCTTTTTTGAATAGGGAGTATAGTTTTAAATTGCCTGTTGAATATCAAAAGGGCGATATATTATTTATTCAAAAGAGGGTCAATATCAATGAGATGTTTAAAGCTCAAATTCAGGGGGCGAAAGTGATTTATGATATTGACGATGATTATTTTGCTGACGGGGGGGTCAAGACTATGGTGGAAAAAGCTGATTGCGTGGTGGTCGGGTCGCCTTATTTAAAAGATAGATATTGTCAAAGGGCGATTTTTGTTGATGATAGTTTGGATTGGGACGGGACAATCAAAAAAGATTATGCTGATGAGCCAAAGATAATCGGGTGGACTGGTTATGGGAATAATGCTGAATATTTGAAAGATGTTTATGATACTTTGGTCGGGAAAGGGTATGTTTTCCGCTTGATTACTACTCCGAATTATAAAAAGTATTTGACTGATGAGGCGGTGCAGTCAAGGAAGTGGAGCAGGGAAACCGTTGATAAAGATTTGGCGGAGTGTGATTTATCAATTTATTATTTGCCTAAGACTTCTTTCACCGAAGCTAAAGGTATGAATAAGTTGCTAAAGAATTGGGCGATTGGATTGCCTACCTTTGTGTCGCCAATTCCTGAATATAAAAGAGCAATGCTGGAGGCTGGGGTTGATGATAGGTATTTGATAACCGATTGGGATAATTTCAAATTCGCCCCGTTTGAGGAAAAATTAAGAGATTATGCGTTGACTTATAGTGCCGAGAATGTCGCTAAAAAATGGCTACAAATTATCAATAGTTTATGAAATATTATAATTTAGGAAGTGGGGGCATAAAGAGAAAATCGCCGGAGTATGTCAATGTTGATATTCGGGAGCATAGGTTCGTGGATATTGTCGCCGATATTCGTGATTTGCCGATTGAGAGTGAGAGTGCTGACGGGGTGATGTCGGATTATGCGATTGAACATTTGCCGAGAGCTGATATTGAACGGACTTTATTGGAATGGGTCAGGATAATCAAAAAGGGTGGCTGGTTAAAGATTACAACTGTTGATTTGGGTAAATTGATGAGTGATTGGCAGGGTATTCCTTACGAGAATATGTTGGACGGAATTTATGGGGCGCAAAAATATACCGAGGATTTGCATAAGTGCGGATTTACCGAGAAAAAACTGGTTGAATTTTTTACTCTTTGTGGATTGGAAAAGATTGAGGTCAAAAGGTTTGAGCATAGAAAAATACCAAGAATAACAATTAGTGGCGTAAAAATATGATGAACACTTACGGGGCGAATAAACCTGATTATTTTTTACAGATTTATGAGCAACATTTTCACCCGAAGAAAAATTGCAAGGAAGTTTTGGAGATTGGGGTCAGGCGTGGCGGTTCTTTGAAGTTGTGGCGTGATTATTTCCCGAATGCTTTGATTACGGGGGTTGATATTGATAGCCGTGCTTTGAATTTTCAAGAGGAACAGATAAAGATATTGATTGGTGACCAAGCGGATATTAGTTTTTTGAATACATTGGGAAGTTATGACATAATTATTGATGATGGGGGTCACACAATGAAACAACAGATTACCACTTTCAAAAACCTATTCCCAAAGTTGGCGAATGACGGGCTGTATATCATTGAGGATTTAGAGACTTCATATTTCCCAAAGTTCGGGTCGGATAGCGGATTGAATACCATTGAATTTTTAAAGGGGTTGGCTGATGATTTGCAGGAATATGCCAAAAAAGATGTCAGGTTTGATAAGTCAAAAGAAATTAAAAACAGTTATAATATTAAGGCATTACATTTTTATTCTGCGTTAGCAATTATTCATAAAAAATAATTATATGATACCCGTATTACAGCCAAAATTATCAGGTGGCGAGGTCAAGGCAATCGCCAAAGTATTGAAGTCGGGTTGGTGGGGTATGGGGAGTAAGACCCTTGAATTTGAAACAGAGTTTGCTAAGTTCGTGGGTGCTAAATATGCGGTGATGACCAATTCTTGCACCTCTGCCCTTGATATTGCGGTCAGATTGGTTAAATTGCCGAACCCTGTTAAAGTGTCGGCTTTTACTTTTATATCATCGGCTCTCGCCCCGTTGAATGCTGGTTATAAGGTCAAATTTGTGGATATTGACCCAAAGAGCCATTGCACGCCCAAAGCTGATATTCAGGTGATGTATGGGGGCAATATTTTCGGTAAGGGGACTATTTATGATATGGCTCACGGGGGCGGACATAGCCATTTGGGAAAAATCAGTTGCTGGTCTTTTCACCCAGTCAAAAATTTGCCAATGGGCGACGGGGGAATGATTACGATGAATGATGAAAAACTTTATAAGCGGGCGAAAGCTTTGAGTTGGTGTGGCATTGATAAGTCAACCTTTGCGAGGTCGGGTAAAAAGTATGGTTGGGACTATAATATTACCGAGAGAGGGTTGAAAGCTCACGGCAACGATATTATGGCGGTTATTGGCTTGTGCCAATTGAAAAAATTGAAAGAGCGGAATGAGTATCGCAAGAAATTGGCGGAGACTTATGATGAGTATTTGCCAAAGAGTATTCAAAGACCTTTTCGCAGTTCTACTTGGCATTTATATACGATTGAGGTTGAAAATCGGGACGGGTTGGTTGATTATTTGGCTGATAATGGGGTCGGGACTTCGGTGCATTATAAGCCATTATATAAATATAATATTTTTGGCAAGCAACCAGTTCTGCCGAATACCGAGAATGCTTTTAAAAAGATAATCACTTTGCCCTTGCATTTAAATTTATCGGTCAAGGATATTAAAAAGATTTGTAATTTAATCGCTGAATATGAAAAGAGCCATTGCCTTGCCTAACGCTGATAGGTCAGAAATGCCGATACCACAGGGCTTGTATAAATATGCCAATGTGGTCGGGGCTGATATTATCGGATTTGAGGGATTTGAAAATTATGATGAGGTTTTAATTTTTCATAATAAACCGTTCGGGTTTGAGATACCCGATAAAACAAAGGTCGGCTGGTATATGTGCGATTTGCGTCACGCTAAGATGTTTGAACCGAGAAAATTTGATTTTATTTTTTTATGCAATACTGAATATGCCAAAGAATATCAAACCCACTTCAATTCGCAGGTTTATTATATGCCACAAACGGGGTTTAGCCGTTTTTATAGTAGTGACCGCCCTATTGATTTTGATATATCTTTTATTGGTTCAATGGCTAGTAATGATTTCCATAGTAACCGCTCTGCTATTATCAATGGACTAGCCCAAAAATTCAAAGTTAAGGTTATCAACGGGGAAAGATATACACAGGACGCATATCAGATTTACAAGTCAACCCCGATAAACTTATCAATCAGTTTGCCGATTGCTGGTTATACTTCCAATCGGCTTTATAATATTTTATCAAGTGGCGGTTTTTGCCTGACCCTGTATTTCCCAGAAATTGAAAGGTTATTTGATAATCACAAGCATTTGGTTTGGTTCAAAACCAAAGAGGAAGCTGTGGAACTTGCTGATTATTATTTGAAAAATCCTGACAAGAGACTGGAGGTAGCTAGGCAGGGAAAGATATGCTATAATAAAAAGCATAGGGCAGACCACCGCCTGCGAAATATCTTTGACATCTTCGCAGGTAAAACAAATCAATTTTATGGATATAACACAGAATAAAGAAGCAACAAAAGAAGTAGTTTTGGAGATGATACAGACTTATGAAAAGCAGTTATTAATCGCCAAAGTTCAAGAGAGGTTTTTGCAAAGAATGCTGATTGCCAAAAACAGTGCTAACTTTCAGCAACAACTCGGTCAGACCCAAGCGGATATTAAATTCAAAGAGGAATATTTAAAATTCCTTGAAGAAATTATTAAAGAATATAAATAATCGTATGCAATTCAATGACACAACCAATAAAAACGGCATAATCCAGTTGTGTGAAAAATATACTGGGCTGGGTGCTGGCGTGATTTCTGGCGACGCTGATTTGCTAAAAGAGTTTGGAATGTATTGCAACAAAGCGTCAAGAAAAATCAAGCATTGGATTTTTACTGCTTATGGTGGTTGGATTTATGATGATGAAAATCACGGGGATTTGCCAATTGTCACGACTGCTTTAGAGGCGGATAGGACTACTTATCCGTTAGACACGGAAAGCAATGTCGTGCTATTGGTGGAATTTAAAAATAATGGTTCGGATAGTTGGCAACCATTAAACCCGCTCACTTTGGAACAGATTAGGGACGCTGGAATGGCAGAGAGCGAGTTTATGCGGACTTATGGCACGCCTCAATATTATCGTCTTTTTGCTGGCTCTCTAAAACTTTATCCGGGGAGTAATTATGCTCAAGCGTCTTCGTTGAGGGTTCATATGAAACGGGATATACACGATTTCGTGAGTGGCGATACAACTGCCGTGCCGGGTTTTTTCTCGGGCTTTCACGAGGCTGTGCCAGTCGGTGCGTCTATTGAATGGCTTATCGGCAAGAAACCAGATAGTGCTACCCTTACCCAATTACAAAATATCTTTGACAATCCGAATAACCCGTCTAGTTTTTATAATCAGATTAAGGATTTCTACTGTCAGCGGTTGGCAGAATTATTTCCACCCAATATTGGGAATAAACGGGACTTAGTCAACGAATTCAGATAATAACTAGACACAAAACTATGACATCAATCACACAAGAAAATCTGCAAATGATTATTTCAATTACTACTCTTGGCGGAATAATCTTTGCAATATTCAAATTTTTCAGAGACCCCGATGTCAATGCTAAGGAAAAAATGGAATTATTATCGCAGGGTTGTTTGTTGCGCCATCAAGGAATAGACAAAGATATTAAGGGTTTGCAGGAGAATTATACACTCCTAAAGGAAAACCACATCAGACATATTGAAAGTGATATAAGTGAATTAAAAATATCCATTGGCAAAATTCTAACAATTTTAGAAGAACGTAATAAAAAATAATTATGTTTACATTGAAAAGACCACTAGCGTTTTGCTTGGTGACCCAGCCGTTCGGGGTCAATTATGCCAATTTTTATCAAGATTTGGGGTTAAAAGGGCATAATGGCATAGATTTTAGGTGTTTTGAAGACCCGATTTGTTCGTCAAATGATTTTACTGTTTTGTATGCTGGCAAATATGATGACGGGGGGATAGGGATTGAGATGATAAGTGATTATTACGATGAAAATGGGTATTTTAAAATAATTTATTACCATTTAAAAAGTATTTTGCCAGAGGTCAAAAAGGGCAACCGCTTTCTCGGCGGTCAGCCGTTAGGGATTTCTGATAATACTGGGAAATACACGACTGGCGACCATTTGCATTGGGGATTAAAGCGGTGCGATAAATATGGCAATACTTTGAATTATAATAATGGGTATAAGGGAGCGATTGACCCTACGCCATATTTGGCGAAGGGTTTTTATGATTTACCAGTTGATGAGAGGTATGGCGAGGCGACATATATCCCAGCGGAAACTTTGATGAGAATAAAATATCCGAAGTTTAATACTCGGCAGATATTCGCTATGATGTATGGTGCTTGGAAAGTCAGCGAGGTTGCCAATCCGTCTTTATTGCCCGTTTATGCGTTTTTAAAAAGAGAACAATTTGTCGGTGGTATGACACCGCCGTTCAAATTGATTATGTAATTATTAATTGATTTGTATTTTATGAATACTCAATTTGACTTCCTAAAATCAAATAGATTTTGGGCGATAGTAATTGGAGCGGTCGCTTTGGCTTTTTATGAATATGGTGTATTGCCAGAGCCATTTTTCAGAATGATTGGCACAATAGTCAGTGCGTTTACTATCGTCAGGACAGTTGATAGATATTCCGAAACAGTTGGACAAAAATAAAAGGAGATAGCTATGCGGAAAAAAATCATCGCTTATGAAAACTTTCAAAACTTCGCCAGTATGCTTAGGCTTACGGGCAAGCGGATAGTTTTCACGAATGGGTGCTATGATATGTTCCACACGGGACACGCCCGTTCTTTCGCCGAAGCGAAGAAACAAGGTCAAATTCTTGTGGTCGGGGTCAATTCTGACAAATCCTTGAGGGCGTATAAAGGGCGTATGCCACTTATGCACCAAAAGGAAAGGGCGGAAATGATTGCTTATCACGAGGCTGTTGATGTGGTCGTTATCTTTGATGATGACCCGTTGCAGTTGCTCAAATGGTTGCGACCTGCGGTTTGGGTCAAGGGCGGTGATTATACTGCTGATACTATCAACCAAAAACAAAAAAAGTTCGTTGAGAGCTACGGGGGCGTTGTTTATTTAACCAAAAAAGCAAAAACTCGTGCCACTCAAGTAATTAAGTGGCTAAAAAATAAACATTATCGTAGGGAGCAGGGAGGGCAAAATGGAAAATAAACAATACGACCTTGATTATTTTGAGGTTATGTTAAGGCAGAATAGCGGAACTGCGGAAAAGATTTGCAAGGTGCGGTGGGATTTGGTGATGAGGTTCAAACCCAAAGTGGTGTTGGACTACGGGAGCGGTTGCGGTTGGTTCAGAGCGTTCAGACCCAAAGGCGTTGAGGTTGATACCTTTGACATCGGCAAGCATAAGTTTGGTAAATTTCCGCAGACGGGGATTTGCCACGACCATTATGATATGGTGTGCTTTTGGGACACGCTGGAACATATCCCCAACTTTGCTGTCGTGCAAGATGTTTTGGACATTACTGATTTTGTCGTTTTGTCCATACCGATACCGCCAGTCAATGTGATGAATTTCAATATTGAAGACTGGAAACATTTCAAACCGGGCGAACATTTACATTATTTCACCGAGGCGACACTTGACGCTTTGTGGAGCAAACTCGGATTTGAAAAAGTGTTTAGCGGTTCGCCAGAATGTCCGCCACGCCAAGATATTATAACCGCTGTTTATGCAAAAAAAAGATAATCGCAGAATAATCCTCAAACAACCGCAATCGCCTGGTGATATTTTAACTTTCACTCGGGCGATTGCTGATTTAAAAATGACTTTCCCTGATTGGTCAATAGACGTTCGGTCGCCAGCTGGGGAAATTTGGGAAAATTGCCCGTATTTAACCCCCTTGAATGAAAATGACAAGGGGGTTGAGGTTTATTTGGTCGGGTATGATGAGATTAATGATTGCAGTTGGAAACAAGAGCATTGGACTGACGCTTATCGCCACCAATTAGAAAAATTATTGGGAGTTCAAATTAAAAAAACTGGCATATTGCCAGAGGTTTGGGTGAGCGATTTGGAGAAAAGCTGGATTAATCAGGTTGAGTGCGAGTTCGGGTGGAAAGGTAAATTTTGGCTACTCAATGCTGGGTATAAACCCGATAATGAATTAAAGAATTATCCATATTGGCAAGAGGTCGTTTATTTGTTGAATAAATATTTTAGAGGTCGGGTCAAGATAGTTCAGGTCGGGCATAAAGACCATATTCATAAACCGCTCAAAGGGACTTTGAATTTAATCGGAAAAACTGATTTGCGACAATTAATCAGGCTGGCTTATTGGTCAGAGGGTTCAATCGGGGCATTGTCTTTTCAATTTGTATTATCGGCGGCGTTAAAACAACCTGCGGTGGTGATTGCTGGTGGCAAAGAAGATGTCAGGTGGCATTTATACCCTCACATTCGTTATTTATATGCCAATGGTGCTTTGCCTTGTTGCTCGTGGGGTGGTTGTTGGTTGGGTGGTAGCAATGGACAATGTAAAAACCTTGATAAGGGCGTGCCAAAGTGTTTTAAAATCACAACGCCCCAAATGGTATTTGAGGCGGTGAAGATGTATTACGAGGGTGGGCGATTATCTTTTTCGTGAAGTTTTGGAGATATTATCGCCCAGTTCTGCCCGTAACATTTCTTTGACTTTTTCCATTGAGGGGATTATATCATTTTTTTGAAAGTTCATTGTTTGGTAAAAATGAGATAACTCCCTGCCCTTGTTTTCGGGGTTATAGGTCGTTATGGTAATAAGACAGCCCGTTGATTTCTCTGCTTTTCTTATTTCCCGTGCTAAGACTAGGTTCATAAGTGTATAAGTTAGTTTATAACCTACTGTCATTATATTACTTCCTGTCAAAATGTCAATGATTGATAATTTTGAAAATAAAAAGGTCAGCCAGTATCTTGATTTTATGGGGTCAGGAAAGGTTTTAATTCGCTTTGGACACGGTTGGGGGGACACTTTGATGTTTATACCCATATTGGAGCGTTTGAGGGCTCTATACCCCCAAATTAGGCTTGATTTATACCTTGAATGCGGACAGGAGAAGATATTTGAGAGTGTTGTGGATAAAGAGGGGGTCGGGTATGATTATGTCTTTTCTTTGAATTTCCCAATGGCAGAGGGTTCGGAGATAACTAAGGCGGAAAAATGCTGTCTTGATGAATTGGGGATACCTTATGGGGGGATATTTGAATTGGCGAGATTGCCTAAATATGATAGCCCGTTTGTGGCTATTCATTTTCAAGGGACTTCGTTGCCGAATAGTGTCAACTGTCCGCCCGAGGTCGCCCGTGAGATATGGCAGGAAGTGATTGAAAGTGGTAAAATACCAATAGAGGTTCATTTCCAACATATCTTTCATAACCCCGTCAATGAAAAGTATGATTTCGTCAATCGTAATGTCAGGGATATACCTGCGGAGTTGGATAAACTAATCGGGGTGATACAAAATAGCTTTGCTTTTATCGGGGTCGCCTCTGGTCCTTTAATTACCGCTTTGTCAATTATGCCTGATAGGGTTTTATATTTAGAAAAAGACCACAAAATTGAAACTTATTCAAAAAAACAAATACAAAAGGTAAAGGTCGCAAATTATCAAAAAGGAGAAACAAAAATATGGTTGAGCAATTTAAAATCAAGTTAGCGGAAAGTTTAGAGAAGTTGCCTGATGACGTCGTTTACCTCGTAAGCGGTGGGGTGGACAGCTTGTCGTTGGCGAGTTTTCAACTTTCTAGGGGCAAAGATGTCGTTGGCGTTATGGCTGGGTTCAACGGACATAAAATGTTTGACGAAAGTTTTTTTGCTTTGGAAGTCAAAAGAAAATATCCTCGGTTTGATTTGCATATTCACGATTTTTCAAATGTGGATTTGCTGGCGGAGTTGCCGAGGGTGATGAAAGCGTTGGGCGAACCTATTTATTCGGGTGCTTATATTCTCCAATATTTATTATTTGAGAAAGTAAGCAGAATGGGAAAGAAAAATGTGGTTTTGGGTCAATGGTCAGACGAATTATTTGGTGGGTATACTCACCTTTTGATTGTCAAGGCAAAGGAAGATTTTAAACATTTCAGATTGCGTGACTGTTGGCTAAATTTAAAGGAATATGTTTACCGCCAAAAAAAGGTGCGAGATACTGGAATTTATCGGAAAATCATCAGTAATTGGTGGAAACATAGGAATTTAAGAGAGGCAATGTTGCAGACAATACCCAATATGTTTTGGGCTATGGACATTGCCAGAAAAACCGCAAAGCCATTCGGGATAAATATTTATTGTCCGTATTATGACCTTTTTGAGTTTGCATATTTGTTGCCTACTTCGGAAAAGGTCAGGACAAGGGAAACCAAATCAATCGTCAGGCGTGCAATGAGAGGTATTACCCCCGATAGCGTTTTGGATAGACGGGAAAAGTTCCAGTTTTTTGGGGCTGACAATTTGTGGTTTGCCAATGCTCAAAGTGGTATTCGGGATTTGCGTGACCCAAAGATTGACAAACTGTTTGACAAATTTTTAGCCAATACTCGCAAACGCTGGTATAAAGATTTATGGCGAGCATTAAGTTCAAAATACTTATGAAAAAATACGCTATTGTGTGGACAACGACTAGGGGTTATATGCCGGGGACGAATGCTATTTTAAACGCCCTTGAGTTTTATAATTTCCAGAATGTTGATGTTTATGTAATGGCGGACAAAGACAATATGCCTGATGAAGAATATCGCAAACAATGGTCGGGTATAAACTTCATTGATTTGGGTGAGGCTGTCAAAGCTCACCCAAACAAGGACTGGTATTGGTATTTGGTTTTTGGCGATTTACAGTTCGCTCTTGATGAGTTGTTTGATAAATACGAGGTGGTGCTATTTTGGGGAGCGGATATTTGTATCGTCAATAATTTTGAAAGTTATTTTGAACTTGCTGAAAAAACTGGTCAAATTATTCTTGGGACTAACGAACACGCTGGCGACGGGCTTACTTTGCTTGATAAATTGCCAAAAGAGAGACCATATAAACATACTTGGGACGTGCCGTTTGCGGATATTCCTTTCTTTATTCCAAAAAACAAACGGCACTTACTTTCTTTGATGTTTGAACATCAAAAAGATGAGGGGAATGAGGTGGATAGAATGGACGGGTTAAATTATGCTGTTCGGGATTTGAAAGAGGATATTATCAAAGCCCACAGCCCTTTTTGGATTTGCAATATCCCGAATTGGACTAAGGTTGAGAGGCGAGGCGATTTTCTTTATTTCGCTGGCAATCAAATGTATTCTTTTCACCGAAAATATTGGATAAAAAGTTACTGTGAAAATTATATGCCCGGGGAAAATGAGATTAAGGAACATAATATTAAAATGTTCAATTTTATGTGGCGGTTTTTCAATAATGACTGTCGTGTAAAGTGGACAGAGGGGATTGATGTTTATGAATAAATTTGCTTTTGTCGTTGCTTATACTGAAAACTATATCAAAGGGGTTACGGCGTTTAAAAACTCCGCTAAAATTCATTGCCCCGATGTGGATATTATTGAATTAAGGGGGGATAGCGTTGAGGGGACGGCGATTGAGAGATTTAATGTCGCCTGCGAGGTTGGGGAAAAGTATGAGGCGATTTGTTTGGTTGATGCTGATATGTTTTTGACCAATGATGTGCGTTTATTCTTTGAGGTTGCCAGTAAGGGATTTATAATTACAGGGAGCAACGGAATGTTGATAAACTTTAATCAGGAATACCAAAATCGGTATAATATTGATTTGGGTGGTGCTGATTACATTTATCCGAAAATTCACACGACTGTCCCTATTTTTATTAATCGTGAGAATTTAGATTGGTTCAAGCGATTGTATAATAGTAAGAGGGTGGATAGCTGGGACGATTTCCTTTATTTGAATATTTTGGGGATAAAAATGGGGAAAGATAAAAAGATGATAGTTTTACCACCTTATGCTTTTACTGGTATTCATCACTGGCAATTAAAACCAGAGACTGCGGCGTTCAAAGGTGCTACAATGTTATTGAGCGGAACGGAAGAAATTATTTATATGGTTCACGGCAAATGGTGGGACGAGGGGTGGCTTCAAGATTTAATGCCGACAATGGAAAAATATTTAAAAGACGAGAATATGGGAGAAAAATGCGAGTGGCGATTAAAAGACGAGAATATGGGAGAAAAATGCGAGTGGCGAGTTAAGCAGGCTATGGTTGAGTTAAAAAACCAATTTGAATATTATTTAAACTATGTATAGTCAAATACCAAAAAATTTAACCAAAGAAAATGAGGTCAAAGCGTTGCGGACGGCGAATGCTAAATTTTTTCGTGATATAGCTGGCAAGGGTATTGCTAACTTTCACACGGGGCATATTCATTATTTTAATAAGGATAAGGTCGGGGACGGCGAGGAGCGGTGGCGTGAGATTGACTGGAATTTGATTTGGGACGAAAAGAAAAAAGGTTGGGGGTTTAAATATCATAATTTTCAGCCATTTTTGCCAGAATATGCTGATGACTGGGTAGAGTTCAGGGATTTATGGGACGGCAAAGACCAAATGATAAAATATCGGGCGGTTGCTGATAGGGTCAAGGGTCGGTTAGTTTTAGAGAGTGAATTGGCGGATAATGGTTTGGATAAACTCACTTTTGCCAATTGCGTGGTTTATGACAATGCATTTGGCGAGGGGATTGATTTAATTTTATATTTTACCCGTTCACAACTCAAAAAGGTTGTGCGGATACATAATGCTTCAAAAGACCCAAAGGGAATGAGTTTTGATTTTGAGGTTGACTTCCCGAATGGTAAAAAACTTTATCGTCAGAATATCAAGAGTGAACGGCAGGAATTATATAGAGATAAAAATACCAAAAAGGTTTTGAATTTCCGTGAGTATGACGGGTATGAATTGGAAATGCGGGATAAGGAATTTGATAGCAACAAAAGATTAATGGTCGGCAATGATAATCAGGACGGGCGAGAATGGTTTACGCATATCAAACCATTTTTGGCTTGGGACAATAACGGGTTATTGGAAAATATCAAGGTTGATTTTTATATCAATAACGGAAAAACTTATATCAGAAAAAAAATCAGTCCGGAGTTTATCGCCAAGTCGTTAGGTGATATTTTTACCGATACCACGACCAGCTATTATGCTGGTGCTGGTGACGGTGCAACGGGGTATAGAAATGTTAATGGGACAGTTGCGGAGGGTGCGTGGGACGCAGTTCACGATTATGCTACTGCTGATGTTGCGAGTAGTGCTGGGACAGAGGGATATTTATGCAATGCACAGGTAGCACAGGCAACTGACCCGTATAATAGCAGAAATACTTTGTATCGGAGTTTTTTCCCGACTGATACTTCGGGCATACCCGATGATAATTCAGTCACGGCGGCAACTTTCAATTTCTTTGTTATTACTGGGGAATTAATTTACGAAGATAATGATAGTCAGGCGTATGTTGGTTTAGTCCAGACCAGTCAGGCAAGCACAAATGAGGTGGTCGCTGGAGATTATGACCAATGCGGAGATGTGAATAACCCTGCTAAGGGTGGTCAAAAAGATTTGGATACAATGACCGCTAACCAATACAATGTCATTGATTTGGACGCTACTGGGTTGTCTTGGATTGATAAAACTGGGATTACCAAAATCGGGGCTAGAGAGGGACACGATATTGAGGACGCTCCGATTGTCTATGGTTCGGGAACATATACCACCAATGCCGCTTATGGTTATTTTTCGGAACAAACAGGGACGGGGAGTGACCCATATTTATCGGTGACTTATGTTGACAGCTCGTCTTCTTCGTCTTCCTCATCATCGCAGTCAAATAGTTCTTCTTCTTCGTTTTCTAGCAGTTCTTCGTCAAGTTTTAGTAGCTCCTCGTCTTCCTCGTCATTTTCTTCTTCTTCCTCGTCAAGTTCCTCAAGCCAAAGTTCCAGCTCGTCAAGCTCATTGTCAAATTCTAGTTTTTCAAGCTCTTCGTCTTCGTCTAGCTCATTTTCCAGTTCGTCTTCCAGCTTTTCATCTTGCTCATCATCTTCGTCTTTTTCCTCGTCTTCCTCATCTTCCTCTAGCAGTTTTAGCAGTTATTCTTTCAGTTCAAGTTCTTCCAGTTCGCTATCCTTTTCTAGTTCTAGTTCCAGCTTTTCCAGCTCATCATCAAGCTCAAATTCTCACGGGATTTGGACGAATGAGGGTAAAGCGTCAGCACCCGTTTGGGTCAACACGGATAAACCAATTATGTAATTATGGTCAATATACCAGCAAAATTATCGTCAGGCGTGAATAAAAAATATTCAATTGACCGACTGAATAAATTTTTTGGTATGACCCCAAAAGATGATTGGAGAGATAGGATTAAATTGGAGATTGGCGATAGCAAAGTGCCTGATGATTTTTTGCCACAGGTTAAAATAATGAGGTGGGATAATGAGGTCAATTTCTCTTTGCGTTTAAAAGAATTTGACAATTATTCAGTTGCTACCGAAGCGGATAAAATTAAATTGGCGACCGATAAAAAGGAAGTTCACTTTTATGATTTGCCAATCGGCGAAGAGTTGCAAGAGGGTGGATATGAATTTGAAATTATCCTCAAGGAAAAACCTTTGACAAATAAAATTGAATTTTCTTTGAATACAAAGGGGTTGGATTTTTTTTATCAACCGCCATTAACAGAAGAATATAAAAGTGGATATTCAGAAGAACATAAAAAAGAAATTATTGTTAGCGATACCGAGGTTAAAGACTTAGAAGGAAATGTTTGGGTTCACAGACCTGAAAATGTAGTCGGTTCTTATGCTGTTTATGCGTCAGAAGATAAACCGAATTATGTCGGTGGTAAGGAATATAAAACTGGACAAGTCGGAATGATTTACAGACCGCGGATAATTGACTCGGCAGGAGTTGAGGTTTGGGGGGAATTAAAAATTGATAAAGAAAAAGGGGTTTTATCGGTTGTTATTCCTGATGAGTTTTTAGATATAGCGATTTACCCAGTCAGACACGCCGCTGGGTTAACCTTTGGATATGAAACCGTTGGCTCTACGAAACTAGATGTTGCTGGTCAGTATTACGTTTATGGCTCTGAGTTTACTTCTCCAGCAGACGCGGCGAATATCGTATCAATGACTCAATATATGTATGTGGCTAGTGGGGAGGGTTATAAGTCGTTAGTCGTTCTTGATAGCACAAAAAATATTGTAACCAATGGCGTAGGTCCAGCTAATAACACTGGTGGTGCAACAGCTTGGGACACGTCTACTTTTGCGACGTCGCCAGCGATTTCTGCTTCAACAATTTATATTTTAGCGAGTGTCCATACTTATACAACGAACGATATTTATTATAATGCTGGCTCTAGTGGGCAGGGTCACTTAGACACGACGAATAATTATAGCACCCCGCAAAATTTAGGGACAACAACGACAAGCACAAATAAATATTCAATTTACGCCACCTATACCTCATCTTCTACATCCTCTAGTTCTTCTAGCTTTTCTTCTTCCTCTAGCTCTTGCTCTTCTAGCAATTCTTTCTCAAGTTCCTCCTCCTCAAATTCATTTTCCTCGTCTTCGTCATCAGACAGTTTTTCCTCGTCATCTTCCAGTTCCTCTAGTTTTAGCTCGTCTTCCTCGTCATCAAGTTTTAGCTCTAGCTCAAGTTCTTCCAGTTCTTCGTTTTCTTCAAGTTCAAGTTCGTTTTCGTCTAGTTCTTCGTCTTCGTCAAGTTTTAGTTCGTCAAGCTCGTCATCATCTTTCAGTTCGTCAAGCAGTTCGCAAAGTTCGAGTTTTAGCAGTTCAAACTCGTCTAGCAGTTCTAGTTTTTCATCATCTTCCTCGTCTAGCTCTTTTTCCTCATCGTCTTCGTCTAGTAGCTTTTCTTCCTCTAGCTCTAGTTCTAGTTTTTCGTCTTCTAGCTCATCAAACTCTTTTTCTTCGTCAAGTTCAAGCAGTTCGTTCAGTTCCTCATCGTCTTCGTTTTCGTCAAGCTCTAGCTCGTCATCTTTTTCCAGTTCCAGTTCAAGCAGTTCGTTTTCGTCATCATCTTCTTCGTTCAGTTCAAGTTCCAGTTCCTCTAGCTCGTCTTTTTCTTCCAGTAGCTCATCGTTGTCATTTTCCTCATCGTCTAGCTCGTCTAGTTCAAGTCAGTCGTTTTCCTCGTCATCAAGCAGTAGTTCTCAATCGTTTTCATCTTCCAGCTCAAATTCTTCTTTTTCTTCTTCGTCTTCCTCAAGCAATAGTTTTTCAAGCAGTTCATCTTCCTCAAGTTTTTCTTCCTCATCGTCAAGTTCTTCCTCGTTCAGTAGTTCATCGTCAAGCAGTTCGTTTTCCAGTAGCTCAAGTTCCTCCAGCTTTTCCAGCAGTTCGTCTTCTAGCTCGCTGTCTTTTAGTAGTTCGTCATCAAGCTCAAGTTTTTCCTCAAGCAGTTCGTCATCTTCCTTTTCCAGTTGCTCGTCAAGCTCCTCATTTTCTTCCAGCAGTTCAAGCTCATCGTTTTCTTCTTCGTCAAGTAGCTCTAGCAGTTTTTCGTCAAGTTCAAGCTCTTTCAGTAGTTCATCAAGTTCCAGTTATAGCTTTAGTTCGTCTTCTAGTTCAAGGAGCTCAAATTCAAACGGGATTTGGGTAAATACTGATAAAGCGTCAGCCCCCGATTGGGTCAATGTTGATAAGTCGGCAACACCCGATTGGACTAATACATCAAAACCAGTATAATTAAATTATATGTTGTTAACAAAATTGGAAAACTTTAGTGGAATGCACGAAAATGGTTGCTACTTTTTACAAAGTATGCGAGCCAAAAAGGTTGATTTGGGGAAAAGTATTTTGACCCCCTCTTATTTTAATTATTTCCGTTTGTCCGAGGACACGACTGGTTTTGCCAATTTGGGGGCGGTCAATGCGTTCACCACATTAAAGCATTCGTCAGCCGAATACACGACAGTTGTTGCTCACGCCGATGGTCGTTTGTTTGGTTTTAGCATTTTATTGGCGGCTCAAGATAAGGGGGAGATGAGGGCGATTGTGACAAATGCAGGCGTTAATCAGGCTTCCAGTTATCCTGATTTGATGACCACAAAAAATGAGAATATTCTGTATTCTAACGCTTACCATTTGGGTATTGCTTATCGGGGAATTTGTAAAACTGGCAGTAATGCCACCACGATTATTGATACTGCTGGTCGGAATTTTGATACTTTGGGATTGGGGACATCAGCACCGATTAATGGGGTTTTCAATTTGGCTACTAAAAAAGTCAATACGATTACAACTATCGGTGACGGGGACGCTACCAACGACAAATTGACGATGACTGGGAGTGTTGATACCTATACCGCAGGTGATTATTTCCTTGCCTTTGCTGAAAAAGGTGCTAAAAATGGGGGTAATTTTTGGAATTTCTTTGCCTCAACCGCATACCCACAATTTACTGGTCAAGAGGCGGCTACTGATTTCAGACGGCAAATCGTTTTGTTTGATACCGAATATTTAATCGGCAATGGTAATTGGTTGGCGGCATTGAATACCGATGAGGCTACTTTTGACGATAATTATAAACAGTTGCCAGATAAAACCCAGTTTAGAGCAATGGCACTTAATCAGGACAGACTTTTGGTTGGTTGTGAATATCGTGGTAAGGGTCGGATATTATTGTGGAATGGTTGGGCTGACGGGTGGTTGTCAATTACTGAAACTGACCAGCCAGTCACGGCGGTTGTCCCATATTCAAATGGTTGGATTGTGTGTATCGGGGCTAAGTTTTATTTAACTGACGGATATACTTTGGAATTTTTAACCGATTATCCCGATTTATTTGAATTTAATAATACCTTGAATTTGTCGTTTAATCAGATGAGAATTATTGATAATAAATTGGTAATAGCGGCTGGTGGTGACGGGTATATGCGAGATAAAAATGGGGTGGCGGTTTATGATTTTAAAACTGGTTGGACTTTCGTGCCGTTTTATGACGATAGTGCTTATCAAATGCTCTCCACTGCCACTCCCGGGGCGATTTTCAATGCCGTTGAGGGTTCGTTGAATGAGGGTTCGTTGAATTATGTTTTTACTTCTTTCGGTGGTGGGGGTGGAACTCACGCCAATTGCATTGCGACATTATTCACCAATACGGTCAAAGATTATGGGGGAATGTTTTTTATACCTTTCAATAAAAAGGTTCAGGTCAAAGAGATTAAACTAAATTTAGCCCCCAAATTTGATGAGATGAGGGCTGATAGTGCGGTTACGCTTGATGTGACTGTTGCGGTCGGGGATTGTCGGCGACCCTTGTGGCGATATTCTCAATCGTCAAGCGGGGGGACTGCGACAATGATAACAGTCGCT